GCCTTCTGGCTTGCTCATGCGCTATGACGAGCTGAGCTTTGAACCGGGAGAGCGTGGGCCCGAGTACAGCTACAAGACCCGACGAGGCCGAACCCGCATCTATGGTGGAAAAGTTACAGAGAACGTCTGTCAGGCTGTGGCTCGCTGCATCATCGGTGAGCAGATGCTTCGCATCGCCAAGCGGTATCGGGTGGTGCTCACTGTTCACGACTCCATTGTCTGCTGCGTCCCCGAGAAAGAGGTGCAGGAGGCACAAGCGTACGTCGAAGCCTGCATGCGGTGGGTACCTGACTGGGCCAAGGGCCTACCCATCGACTGCGAGTCCGGCATCGGCAAGAGCTACGGAGACTGCGAATGAAGGATAAGCTGCTGTTCAGCACAATAACTCGATTGAGCCACGAGTTAGGTTTGCAGATGTCTGACTACGAACTAATGGTCATGTCAGAACCGTTAATCAGGCAAGTAAACAAGCTATTCGTGGAAGAAAAAGACGGTGATTACGTTCGCATGTTGGAATCTTTAAACTTTCCTTTTGAAAAGACGGCCCTAGAGTTTCCTCTGCTGGATGCAAACGAAGCCGCGCCCACTACCTTCGTTACACGGGGCGGGGGGAGAGCGGCTGCTCAAATAACTCCTACGTACATTGGCGTTTTTGATTCTCCTAATTCTTACGAAAGCGGGGTTCCTTCGGCCTTAGATTTAGCACCAATAGTAACTGTCGCTCCCGTTACGCGGACTCCATATCGCGACCTTAGTTTTAATTACTGGCGGTACTTTTTTGTAGCTTCTGATGAGCTAATGAATTTAGCGACATCCCAATTAAGCGAAACTTATGGGGCTCATAACCTACGAATTATAGACTCCGCAGACCAACAAATAAAAATTATTGTTGCACCGTCAAATCTTTGGGTCTCTTTGATACAGCTACAGTCGGGGAAGCCTATACAAGAATACTATATGTATAACAACTCTCCCCACGCAGACGAGATCGGGTTTACAGACGAAGCTATGCTGCAAGGAGCTAGGGTAGCTTGGTGTGCCATATGGCTGCTTAACTTCCTAACCCAATACCGCAGTGGCGTGAAGCGGCACGCCGTTACGCCTAAGCAGACCGTCAAAGACAAAATGAACAGGGGCAAGAAGCGCCGAGCGCGGCGTTACCCGCACGTCTATCTGGACAAGGTGGAGTACATCAAGAACGACGCCCCGGTGATGCGAACGGACGTGCAGGCGCACATGGTGCGGGGCCATTTCAAGCGCAAGAAGAACGGTATCTTCTGGTGGAACCCCTTCGTGCGCGGACGCGGTAAACTGAACAAACGTGAAGCCTACATCGTCAAGGAATCCGCCGATGAGCGTAGCCCCATGGTCGTTCAGCAAGATCAAAGCGTTCGAGAAATGCCCGAAGCAGTTCTACCACCTCAAGGTGGCGAAGGATTACACGGAGCCGGAAACGGAGGCGATGCTGTACGGGACTGAGTTCCATGCAGCCTGCGAAGAGTACGTCCGTGATGGTAAGGAGTTGCCGGGGCGCTTTGAGTTCGCACGAGACATGTTAGATGCTCTGATTGCGAAGCCCGGCGAGAAGCTGTGCGAGTACGAGCTGGGGTTGACGGAAGACCTACAGCCCTGCGGTTTCAAAGACGAGAACGTCTGGTTCCGTGGCATCGCTGACCTTATCGTGTTGGACGGTGACACGGCCTACGTCATTGACTACAAGACGGGGCGCAACACGCGCTACGCCGATACAGGACAGCTAGAGTTGATGGCTCTGGCAGTATTCAAGCACTTCCCCGAGGTGCAGAAGGTGCGCGGTGGGCTGCTGTTCGCCATCGCTGGCAAGATGATTAAGGACCGCTATGCGCGGGAGCAGGAACCGGAGTTATGGGCCAAGTGGTTGTCCGACTTTGGACGCATGAAGAAGGCGTTTGAGTTGGGTGTGTGGAACCCTAATCCAAGCGGCCTATGCCGTCGTCACTGTGCGGTGCTTGAGTGTCCGCACAACGGGAGGAATTGAGATGCCTTACGTTAACAAGCCAAGGCCGTACAAGAAGGAATACCAGCAGCAGAAGGCTCGCGGTGAGCATGAGAACCGCATGGAGCGCCAACGTGCGCGGCGAGCTATGGACAAGGAAGGTGTGGACCGCAACAAGAACGGTAAAGCCGACAAGCGTGAGGGGAAGGACGTAAGTCACAACAAGCCTCTCAGCAAAGGTGGCACCAACAAGGACGGCGTGAGGGTCGAGAGCCCGAGCAAAAACCGCAGCCGTAATTATAAGAAGAAAGGGCCAAAGAAATAACTTATGGAGATCATCAAGAACGCAGCGGTGCTGCTTAACCTGCGGCACCCGCAGAAGGTTACGACTGTCATTCCGAAAGCAAAGGCCCTTGACGACAACCGGGTCGTGGTGAAATGGGGTATAGACGAGGCACATGTTCTCAGGAACCTGAACATCCGAGTGCCGTCCCCCATCGAAGGGCAGTATGACTGGCCGGGGCAGTACGCACCCTTTGCGCACCAGAAGACCACTGCTGCCTTTCTGACCATGCACCGGCGGGCCTTTTGCTTCAACGAGCAGGGCACGGGTAAGACCGCCTCAGCGATATGGGCAGCGGACTTCCTGATGAAGCAGGGCAAGGTCAATCGAGTGCTAGTGATCTGCCCCTTGTCGATTATGGACTCAGCGTGGCGGGCGGACCTGTTTAACTTCGCCATGCACCGTACCGTAGACATAGCTCACGGAGCCAAAGACAAGCGCCGCAAGATCATCGAGAGCGACGCAGAGTTCGTGATAATTAATTACGACGGACTGGAGATCGTGCAGGAGGCGCTGGACGCTGGCGGCTTTGACCTCATCATCGTGGACGAGGCGACGCACTACAAGAACCCGCAGACCAAACGCTGGAAGACTCTCAACAAGTTGTTAAAGCCAGACACTTGGCTGTGGATGATGACCGGTACGCCTGCGGCGCAGAGCCCTATCGACGCTTTCGGCCTTGCAAAGATGGTCAACCCCCAGGGCATACCGAAGTTCATGGGTACGTTTCGCGATCAAGTGATGCACCAAGTCACGCGCTTCAAGTGGATACCGAAAGAGAATGCCACCGAGGTGGTGTACCGAGCCTTGCAGCCCGCCATACGCTTCACCAAGGAACAGTGCTTAGACCTGCCAGAGATGACGTACGTCAAACGTGAGGTCCCCCTCACGTCTCAGCAGAAAAAGTATTACGAGGTGCTTCGCGAGCGCATGATCCTGCAGGCAGCAGGGGAAGAGATTACCGCAGCCAACGCGGCGATCATGATGAACAAGCTGATGCAAATAAGTTGCGGTGCGGTCTACACCGATGATGGAGAGACGTTAGAGTTCGACATCAAGCACCGCTACAACGTGCTGAAAGAGGTCATCGACGAGTCCAGCCAGAAGGTGCTGATCTTCGTACCGTTCAAGCACGTCATCAACATCCTTGCAGAGCGCCTCAAGAAAGACGGCATCACCAGCGACATCATCCGGGGCGACGTGTCCGCCAGCAAACGGACGGAGATATTCAAGCGGTTTCAGACGCAAGACGACCCCCGAGTGCTCATCATCCAGCCGCAGGCAGCGGCCCATGGGGTTACGCTAACCGCCGCGAACACTGTCGTGTGGTGGGGGCCTACGAGTTCTTTGGAGACCTACGCCCAGGCCAATGCTCGGGTGCACCGCTCGGGTCAGAAGCACAAGTGCACCGTGGTCCAGCTTCAAGGCTCCGGTGTGGAGAAACGTGTTTATAGTTTGTTAGACGGACGTATAGATATACATACGAAAATGATAGATTTGTACAAGGAGATACTTGACTAGGTAGTTTTTATCATTTATTGTCACGGTCTCTTGAGAGGAGAACCTACATGACACAATCTATACCGCTTGAGAAGTTGACTAAAGCGTACATCAAGTTACGCGAGCAGCGGTCCCAGTTGGCTGCTGACTTTCGTACTCAAGACCAAGTGCTACTGGAGCGGCAGGACAAGATCAAAGAAGCCCTGCTGAATCACTGCAAAGAGCACAACGTCGAGAGCGTTAAGACCACCGAGGGCACGTTCTACCGTCAGGTGAAGCGCCGTTATTGGACCAGCGACTGGGAGTCTATGTACAAGTTCGTGCTTGAGCACCAGCTCCCTGAGTTCTTTGACAAGCGCCTCAACCAAAAGAATGTGGGGCAGTTCTTGGAGGAAAACCCCGAAATGGTTCCGCCGGGATTGAATGTGGAATCGGAGTACGTTGTATCCGTACGGAAAAAATAGGAGCGTTTATGGGCCCGAAGTATGTAACAACCGAAGAGCTTGCCGCTCACTTCGCAGTGTCGGTGCAGACCGTACGCGGGTGGGTTAGGAGCAAGAAGTTGCCTGCTGGAACATATATCAAGGTGGGCAACACCTACCGTTTCGATTTGCAGGACATCGAAACAACCCTTCGTGCTACTGCTAGTGAACCGAAGGAAAAAGAACCGGAGCTGGTCCCTACGCAAGACCTGTTCAGTGATGGCGGGGAAGACGAGGTACCCCTCGCGCCATTACCAGAAGAGGACCCCCTTGCTGACCTATCCGCTGACGATGATCTTTGAGGAGAACGTTTATGAGTGATGTAGATGTGTTCAAGGGCAACTCGCTGGTCAGCAGTGACTTGTTTGCCAAGCTGAAAGAGCTTAACGATAACCTGTCCGGCGGTGCTGGCAGCGGCGCACAAAATCGCCGAATCAGTCTGCGTGGTGGCAAGTTCCGTCAGGTAGTGAACGGCGAAGAGATGCGAGTCAGCAAGAACGACTCC